CATCAAAAAATTTAGGAGCCTTACGAAAAGTCCAACTTACATACGTATTCTCAGCGTTATTAACCAGAGTTTCATCACCTATCTCAAAACCATTTGTATTAAACCCAGTAATATGATCAGATGCAGTATTATTATCAGTATTACTATTGTAGATAAAACAATAAAAAAGAGGCTCTGATAAGAGCCCCCTAATTATTATTTAGTTGTCGATCACTTCACGTAAGTACTACCGCGATAGCAGTATGTACCGTGTGGTTCAGATCCGCCTACATGCACTTGAGAATCATGACCGCGATAGCGGGTAAGGCTGATTTGAGCATTGTGCTTAGCAGAAGCTTTTTCGATCTGCTTTTTGATCATATAGAGTGTGTTCATTGGAAACCTCCAGTAAGTGTAGAAATTTCCCGTTCCTTCAGCCGCAGCCTACTTGCGTCCTAATTAATAGGATGAACGTATATATTTAGTATAAATCGATACCGTTGTTCACGGCGAACATATCTATTCGTTTTCTATAAACTGCAGCTCAAGGTAAGCTTTGTTTAATTCAAACAACATGTTTTGTATAGCCACTTGTTCACTAGCGTCTCCTCCAGGCCATTTCTCCAAATAATGTCGCATGCCCCTAACTAGTAACTTAAGGGCAGGAGCATCTATTTGAAAGTTAAATAAATGGTTCTCTGGATTATCCATAACCACTATTGTATCAATGTGTAGCAGCCCAATTCTCACCGTGATCTGCGGATGCAGTGATAGGAACGCGGAAGTTATAGTAACGACCTGCTTCAGGTGCCGAATTTTCTAGCAACATTTTGACCCTATCAACTTCTTGGGGTACAACCGAAAACTGCTGTTCGTCGTGGACGTAAGCACAGCGGGTGTAATCAACGTTGTAAGTCAGTCCGGCATTGTCTAGCATGTCTTGTCCGACCACCAGCCAGCGCTTACTGAGAATGGCCCCAGCTGACTGAAGCAGGAAGTTGAGGGAACTGTGTTCTGCCCGACAGAAAATAGGACGCCCATCAAGGCCCCTAAGACGACCGCTTCCACGAACCTTCTGTTTGACTGCATCAATAAGTGGCTCCAATCCAGGAATAGCGTCAAGAAATTTGCGACGCAGCTCTTGACCTAGCTGCTTTTTTTGTGCATCAGACAGTGCGGGATTCAAGCTATGGCCGAGCTTCTGGTCGCCAGCTCCATAGATAAATGCATAGCAAATTGTCTTGACTTCTTTACGTGTACAACCCACACGGTCAGCATTTTGTTGGTGAATGTCTCCATTGCACACAACATCTGCAAAGGCTCCCTCGTCATAGACGCTTAAGTAGTGCCCTAAGCATCTCAATTCCAGTCCTTCCAAATCAGCTCCGACCATGACATGGCCAGGATGCGGAACAAACAGCTGACGTGCCCACGGTGCACTCACAACCTGTCCAAGGTTGGGACCTCGATGCGCGTTGCGGCCTGTTTGCGTAGCCAAAGAGCAGCTGTGATGAATACATCCGTCATTTTCAATTGTGTTGAACCAGGAGTTTGTCCCTTCAGACAGCTGGCCCAGCCATTTCTGTAGCGTCAAAAGTCGGATAAACATCTCACACTCTTCATGCAGAAGCTCGTTACCTTGAGCTAGTGCAAGGTCACGCATCTCAGAGAGTGTTGCTTCATCGACTTTGGGCTTACCAGTCTCAGTCACTTTGGTGAAGCGAGCTCCACGAAAGTTCTGAAGTGCCCATGCAATGTGCTGACGTGACGTTGGATTGAAGTCAAGCAGCTTTGTCATGGGAGCACCGGCTACGTAGCCCTTAGTCTTGTTTGCCCGTTTAGGTGTATAGACCTTGCCAGGGACGTAAACATAACGAGATTGAATTGATTGCTCTAGCTCAGTGACTTCAGTTTGAAGTTCACCTCTTACACGTTCGGCAGCAGCAACATCAAAGCGGAAGCCACTGGCCTCCTGCTGTGACATGATCTGTGCCATGCGCATTTCGAGTAGTACACAATCATTCATTAGCATCATCCTTTTTGTTGAATCCAAAAGCAATTGATTT